TAGGTGCGGCTGACTTCGACCTCAACGGCAGTGTCGACATCCTGTGGCGAAATCCTTCGAGCGGAAAAAACATCCTCTGTCTCCTCCCCGCCAGGAATTTTGCTGCCCTACCAGCAAGCCTGGATCTCCGACCCTGCGCCCGTGCGCGTCTGGGAAAAATCCAGGCGCATAGGCGCGAGCTGGTGCACCGCGGCCGAGGCAGCCCTGGCCGCGGCCAGTCAGGCTGGCGAGGATTGCTGGTATATCGGCTACTCGCGCGACATGGCCGAGGAATTTATCCGCGACGTGGCCTTTTGGGCCGGAATTTACGGGGCTGCCGCGGCGGATTGCGAGGAGGTGGTGATCCAAGACGAGCGCAAAGATATCCTGGCCTATCGGATCAAATTTGCCTCTGGCAAGCGGGTCACGGCGCTCTCCTCGCGACCGACAAATCTCCGCGGCAAGCAAGGCTTTGTGATCCTCGACGAGGCTGCTTTCCATTCGGACTTGTCCGAGCTTGTCAAGGCCGCGCTGGCGCTCTTGATCTGGGGCGGCCGGGTAACAATCCTCTCCTCGCACAACGGCGCAGACAACCCCTTTGCCGAGCTCGTAGAGGATGTCCGGGCCGGAAAACGCCCGTATAGCCTGCACCGCACGACCATCGACGACGCGCTGGAGCAAGGGCTGTATCGGCAAATTTGCCTCAAGACCGGCAAAATCTGGACGTCAGAGGCTGAGACAGCCTGGCGCGCCGAGCTCTTTGCCACCTACGGCGACGGCGCGGACGAAGAGCTGCTCTGTATCCCGCAATCGAGCGTTGGCGCGTATCTCAACCGCGCGCTCATCGAGGGCAACATGGCGCCGGCGATCCCGGTCTTGCGCTGGACGCCGCCGGCGGCTGATTTTGTGGACTGGCCTGAGGAGCGGCGCTGCCGTGAGGTGCGCGACTGGTGCGAGGCTGAGCTGGCCGTGATCCTGGACTTTTTGCCACGCAAAAGCCGCAATTTCTTGGGCGAGGACTTTGGCCGCTCCGGAGACTTGACCGTGCTCTGGCCACTGGTGCTCGGTGATAATTTGCGGCTGAGCACGCCCTGTGTGGTCGAGGTGCGCAACTGCCCTTTTCGGCAGCAAGAGCAAATTTTGTATTATATCTTAGACCGCTTGCCGCGTTTTTCCGGCGCTGCCCTCGACGCCCGCGGCAACGGCCAATACTTGGCCGAGGTCGCGCGCCAGCGTTACGGCCAGGACCTGGTGGACGAGGTCATGCTCTCCGAGGGCTGGTACCGGGATAATATGCCAAAACTCAAAGCCGCGCTCGAAGACAAAGACCTGACCTTGCCCAAGGACGCCGCGATCCTGGATGATTTGCGGGCTTTCCGCGTGGTCCGGGGCGTGGCCAAGATACCAGACAAACGCACAGCAGACGCCGCTGGCCAGCGGCACGGAGACGCAGGCGTGGCCCTGGCCTTGGCCGTATTTGCAGCCAAGACCATGAGCGGCGGCGAGCGCTTTGCCGCGACCACTGCCGCGCCGCGTACTGCGCAAACACTGATGGCGGGGTATTGATGTGGATCCTTACAACTCAATATTGACCGAGATAGCCACCCGCGAGGCAGCAGGCGGCTTGAATCTCTCTGGCTGGCTGTGCAGCCTGCCCGACCCAGACCCGATCCTGCGCAAGCGCGGCGATTACGCCACGGTCCTGGACGATTTGACCGCGGATGACAGCGTGATCACCGCGATCCAGCAGCGCAAGCTCAAAACCCTACTCAAACGCGATTACGCCTTTGCGCCCGGGCAGATCGAGGGCCAGGAGGCAACGCCAGAGGCCCAACGCCTCTGTGACGACCTGGCGCGGGACTTAGAGCGCGTGGACCTGTACAATTTAATCGCTCAGGTGCTCGACGCGCCGTACTACGGCTACACCGTGGCCGAGATACTCTGGCGCAGCGAGGCAGGCCGCTGGCGTATCCAGGATATCGTGCCCAAGCCCCGGAGCTGGTTTTCCTACGATTACGATAACCAGCTGTGCTTTTTGGGCAACGGCAGCCAGCTCCAGCGCGTTCCGGCGCATAAATTTATCGTGGCCAGGCATTTCCCTGACTTTAACAACCCCTACGGCCTGCGCCTACTCTCCCGCTGCCTGTGGCCCGTGGCCTTTAAAAAGGGCGGGGTTAATTTCTGGCTCAAATTTTGCGAAAAATTCGGCCAGCCCTGGGTGCTCGGAAAATCGCGGCCCGGAGCGGATAAGGCCGAGCGCGAGACCATGGCCGCGGACCTGGCCAGGATGGTAAGTGACGCCGTAGCCGTTACCTCCAGCGGCTCTGAGGTCGATGTGCACGAGTTTTCGGGCGCCGCGGGCAACCTGCACCACCAGCTGGTAACGTATTGGGATAACTCCATCTCCAAGGTGCTCAAGGGCCAGACCCTGACCTCGGATATCGGCAACGTGGGCTCACGCGCGGCCTCCCAAACGCACTACGACGTGCTCGAGGATCTGGCCGCCGCGGACAGCGTGCTGGTCGAGGCCTTTTGTAATGAGCTGGGCTTTGTCTACCGGCAAATCAACGCCACGCCGGACACGCTCGCGCCCTGCTTCTCCTACGAGCACCCGGAAGACTTGGCGAGCTTAGCCGAGCTCGACGCCAAGCTCTACGAGCAGGGCGTGCGCTACAAAGCAGGGTATTACGCGCGTGTGTACGGGCGTAAGGAAGAGGAGTTTACGGTGGTCGCGGATACGGTGGTCGCGGATACGGCGCCTAGTGCGGAGGCCGCCAGTTTCGCCGCGCCGTTGCTGGCGAAAGACGGAGAAGCGGAGATTGCGGCCCAAGCCGAAATTGACGCCCTAGCTGACGCGCTGTTGCGCGACGCGCCACGGCTGGGACAGAGCTTAGCCGCGGACCTGGTCCAGACGCTCAGCCGCGCCGAGACCTTTGACGACGCGCAAATACTGCTCGCAGAGGCTCTTTGCCAGGCCGAGGGGACAAACGAATTTGAGACTGTACTTGCTGCTGGGATGCGCGCCGCGCACCTGGCTGGCCAGTCTGCGGTCAAAAAGGCGCAGGTGCTCTAATGGCCCTTTCCGCCGCCTTTAACCTGCCGCCAAAAGAGTCGCTGGCCTATTGGCGCTCGCGCCTGCCAGTCACGGCAGCCGAGTACCAGCAGCTCAGTGCGGCCGCTCGCGAGCGGGCCTTTGTGGTCTCCTCGCTCGCCCGGCAGGAGCAAATCGCGGCCATGCACAGCTCGCTGCTCAAAGCCCTGGAAAAGGGGCAATCGATCCAGTCCTGGCGCAAAGAGCTCGCGGCCTTGGCCGAGGAAACGTCTTTGAGCAAGGCGCGGCTGAATACGATCTACCGCACGAATCTGCAAACCGCTTACCAGGCCGGGCGTTACCAGGCCATGCTGGCCAACGCCAAAGAGCGCCCTTACTGGCGCTATCTATCTATAATGGATATGCGCACCCGCCCCTCGCACGCCGTGCTCAACGGCAAGGTGTATCCCCAGGAGAGCCCGTTCTGGGATCAATTCTACCCACCCAATGGCTTCAATTGCCGTTGCACGGTCCAGAGTTTGACTCCGCAAGACGTGGAGGAGCGCGGCTACCCAGTCGAGGAGGGCTTGCCAGGCCCATCTATATATAAGGATCCGCTCACAGGCAGAGAGAGCAGCATCTTGCCCGCGCCAGACCCGGGATTTGGCCGCAACGCCGGCAAAGACTGGCTCGCAGGCTTAAGCCCGCGCGAGCTGGAGGGGGAGCTTACGCCCCTGCCCATGCGGGCCTTGTGCAAGGATGGCAAGGGGTTGTTTGCCTCTGGCAATATCTGCAAGCCAGACCTGGCCACGCTCGATCCGCGGCATATCCTGCCCCTGGAGCCAAAAGACATCCTGCCCAAGGGCAAGACACAAGCCTTTTATATTGCCGAATTTTTGAAAGAATTTGGCCTGGCCTGGGGGCAGTCGAAAGTCATACGCCTGCCAGGGGTCGGCTCTCCAGTGGCAATCGACGAAAATTTGTATTTAGGCGCAGACAATAAATACAAAATAACCAAACAAGGGAGGGAGCCATATGTCAAGGCAATGGCTCGGACCATCCAGAACCCCTACGAAATCTGGTTTGGGGCTGCAAAACAGGGGAAAAATACGCTGACACGTTTAAGTCTGATTCGGCTGTTCGGCACAATTGAGAATAAGATCGGTGGGTTTGCGGCTTTTCGTTTGGCAGGAAAGAAGTGGGAAGGGATGACGGTGTTTACACCGCGAGTCGGGAAAGAGAACCTAGAGGAAATGTTGGCGTATCTGGAAAGAGAAAGGACAGGAGTTTTGCTTTACCGAGAACCATAAAAACCCAGGTAGTGCCGGGCCTCCTGGGTCGGCGACACCCTTATTTCGAACCGCACCCGGCCTTGGGTCAGGGTACGCCGCCGTGAGAAAAATACTAAGACGTACAAGGAGCAATGTCAAGATGAGCTGGATAGAAATTGCCCGCACAGGCCGCTGGACCGCCATGAATGGCGCCAGCGTGGACATCACGCCCGAGAAGCTCGACGGCCTGGTCGCCACCTTTGACGAGGCTGAGCGCCGCGTGCCGCTGGTCTTTGGCCACCCCGCGCTCGACACCCCGGCCTTTGGCTGGGTCGAGCGGCTCAAGCGCGAGGGCGCTACTTTGTTGGCCTCGCTCAAGGAGGTGCCAGGCGCGGTCAAGGATTTGGTCGCGGCCGGCCACTACCGGAACGTATCTATAAAGATAGGGCCAGATGGCAAATTGTGGCACATAGGCCTTTTGGGCGCGGTCCAGCCGGCCATTCCAGGGCTCGCTGGCGTGCATTTTAGAGCCTTTAGCGAGTCTTCGAGCGTAGAGGCTCTTATGCGGCCACAGCCGTTTTCAACCGACGCCGGCCTGACTATTGAGTTTGCCGGCCCAAACAGCAGCAAGGAGGAAACAATGGACATCGAAATGCTCAAAAAAGAGCTCGAGGCCCTGAAGGCCAAGATCGCGGAGTTGGAGGCCCTGAACAAAAAACTGCAAGACGAGCTGGCCGCAGCCCAAGGCGAGGCCGGGAAGCAAGCGCAGGCCTTTGCGGCCTACAAGGGCGCTATCGAGGCCAATGGCCGCGAGGAGCGCTTTGCCAAGTTGGTAAGCGCTGGCAAGTGCCTGCCCGCGGAAAAGGGCTTGATCCTTGAGCTCGCGGCGCACTCTGGCGCGAGCGACAAAAGCATCGAGTTCGCGGCCGGCGGCAAAATCAGCCTGGAAGAGGCCTACTGGAAATCCCTGGAAGAGCGCCAGCCAAACAGCCTGGGGCAGGAGTTCGCCACGCCTGAGCGGGCCGGCGTCGGGGAAGACCGTGGGGTGCGGGTCGATCTCTCGCGCAAGGTGTAAACACATCAATCGGAGGATATGCACATGACGATCAACGCTAAAATCGGCAGTTTCGAGTACGAACAACAACGGGCCAGGAACATCGGCCAGTGGCCGGCGATCATCCTGGGGGCTTTTACCGCGTCCCAGGGCGTGTTGCCCGCGGGCTTGCTGTTGACCAAGGCCAGCGGGGGCTACGAGCCTTACAAGGCAGTGGCCGCGGAGGCGGTAGGCATAGGCACAGGCAGCGTCAAGGCCTATACCAAGACCTTGGCCTCTCTCCCGATTTGCCCGGGCACGGTCGTGGTCAGCGACGGCGTGGAGACCTTTGCCGACGACGGCCTTGGCCGCCTGGTCGGCTCGGCCGGCGGGACTGGGACTATCTACTACGCCACGGGCGCGCTCGCGGTCTCTTTCAACGCCAACGTGGTCAATACCACGCCGATCACGGCCAATTACGAAACCGCCCTGGACGCGATCCTGGACGAGGATCTGGATACCGCGGTCAGCCTGGCCGCGCCGGTGATCCTGGCCGGGCCAGTGACCCAGGGCGTGCTCAAGGTCGGCGCATCGGCCAAGGTCGCGCCGTCTGCGGCCCTGTTGGCGCGGCTGCGCAAACAACACCTTTACGCGGTCTAGCCGCAAGCAGGAGGGCATATGTTCAATCTCACTGGGCTGTTTTCGAAAGAGGCGATTGTCGCCAACCTGGCCGCCTTGCCAGAGCTTAAGACCTATATCCAGGATACCGTGTTTGCCAATCGGCCGCAGTTTGACTTGCCGATGCTGGCGGCTGAGGACCTGTTTACGGGCATCTACGAGCTGCCCGTGGTCAAGCGCGGCAACCCCTCGATGAGTTACCCCGGCGTCAGCGGCAAGATTGACTATTACGTGCCGGAGCCGATCAACGTAGATATTTTCGTCTCCGCGGCTGACTTGAACAACCTCAAATTGCTGGGCAAATCCAGCTTGCAAAACTGGTCTGCGACGAAGACCGATATCTTGCGCCGCGCCATCCGGCGGACCACAGAAGCCTGGTGCGGGCTCATCACCAGCGGCGCTCTGACCTGGCCGATGTACGCCAGCGGCGCCTGGGAGTCCTACGTGATCAATTACGGCTCGGTCCTGAGCGTCACACCCAGCATCTTGTTTGGCCACGCCGATATCACCATCGCGGACGTGCACGAGCATCTGACGCTGATGCAGGAGCAGCTGGGGCTGAACGGCTATGGCTCCAACCTCGAAATCTGGGCCTCGCGCGACGTGTACAACGTGCTCTTTGCCCTAGTCGCGGCCTCGACCACGACCTCGCGCATCGAAATGACCGCGGGGAAAGAAGGCGTGAACATCGGCGGCTTTGTGATCAAGCGCCGCGGCGAACAGTACCGCAACCCGCAGACCAAGGCCATGGCGGACATCATGCCGGCCAAGACCCTGCGCATGATCGATCTCGACGCCGGGCACCTGCTGCCTTACGCGGCCGTAGACGATCTGGACGCCAACCTGGTGGGCCTGCCGTTTTTCGTCAAGCCTGAAAAGCTTGTCAACCCTAGCGGTTACAAGCTGATTGCCCAGAGCAAGCCCTTCCCGGTAGTTAACGTCAAGGGCATTTGCCAGAGCGTGGTTTTGTCGTAAAAGAGCAAGGGGAGAAACGTCCTGGGGGAGGGAAACTTTTTGAAAAAAGTTTTCCCTCCCCCAGACCCCCACCCTTCAAAAACTTTCCCTTTTTGGTATGTCTTCAGCTCCAAAATTTGATCAAGGCAAGCCAGCCCTCGGATTGATACCCGCTTTGCTGCCGCTGTCTCCCTTGCTGGAGATTGCGGCAGTTTTTGAGTTTGGCCGCCAGAAATATGGCTTTGAGAGCTGGCGTAAGGGCTTTGCCTGGCTGCGCATTATCTCCGCTTGTTTGCGGCATATCTGGGCCTGGGTAGGGGGCGAAGACCTCGACCCTGAGTCCGGCCTGCCCCACCTGGCGCACGCTGCCGCAAATCTCCTTTTTCTCTTGGAGTACCAGGCCGCGGGGATTGGCGACGACGACCGGCCGTAGGCGCGGTCTTTTCGCTCTCGCCGTACCCGGGATCGCTTTAGCGTCTGCTCGGCTGCGGTGCTGGCGACAAAGATAGCCTTGGGCAGAGCTATCAAACATGTTGACCATATCTCAATTAAATCAACACCTTGCCACCACATATCCCGTAAACGCCACAGAATGCCCCAGAATCGACGCAAGCCCCTCAACCGTGTTCATATACGTTTATTCCCATTGGACTAGTCCAAACCTAGTCCAAAGGCCCTAATTTTGCCACATGGGTGTAATAGCCAGACGCCGATTTGTTCCGCAAGGTAAGTCTGTGGTCCTCGCGTGCGGAGGAGGGGGGGGGTAAACCTCTTTTCACGATTTAGAGACTCTTGCTCGTCTCCGAGCTTAGATTCTCTTATGCGGCCACAGCCGCCTGCAAACAAGGGGCATTATGTACTGCACACTCGACGATCTCAAAAAAGCCATTGACGAGGGCTGGCTGGCGGAGCTGGCCGGGGACAAGGCCGGGGATACGCTGGCCGGCCCCAAGGCCAAACTCAATCTCGAGAGTGCAATCAGCGCCGCCTGCCAAGAGATCGATGGCTATCTGGCTGGACGTTACCAGGTCCCCTTTGCCGCGCCTTACCCGCTGCGGCTGCGCAATCTCTCGGCGCGGATCGCGGTCTACGTGCTGCACCGCCGCAAACACAACAGCGAGTGGGATAAGGATTACGAGCGCTGCCAGCGCTCGCTCGAGCGCCTGGCCTCGGGGGCGGACTCGTTGACTCCCAAAGCCGAGGCTTTGCCCTCTCCGGAGAGCGCCACCGTGATCACGGTTATCTCTCCGGAGAGGATATTCTCGCCGGCGGTTATGGAGGGATATTGATGGCCACCATTACTATTGAGATTGATACCTCCCGAGTCCAAGCCCTGTTTGCCGGGCTTGGCGCCAAACTCACCAACTTATCGCCCGCGCTGACGCAGATCGGGGAGTTGGTGGTCAAGTCCGTGCAAGATAATTTTGAGCAGGGCCGCTCGCCCGACGGCGTGCCCTGGAAACCGTCACGCCGGGCCATTAAGCAGGGCGGCAAAACCCTGCTCGACACTGGCTTGTTGCGCGACTCACTGTCCAAGCGCGTGGAGCGCGATCAGGTCGTGGTGGGCGTGGGGCGCGAGTATGCGGCCATCCACCAGTTTGGCGGCTCGATCAATATCAAGGGCCATACGCGCAAACTGCGTTTTCGGATCTCGCGTACCGGGCAGTCGCGCTTTGCCAAAAAGAGCAAAGCCAATTTTGAGCAAGATACCACCGTCAGGGCGCGGACCATCACCATGCCGGCCCGGCCGTATTTGGGTGTGCGGCCAGCTGATTGGCCAAAGATCGAGGATATCCTGCGCCGTCATTGTTTGGAGGCTCAGCAGTGATCAAAGAAATTGAAGACGGCATCCTGACCCTCTTGGCGCCCTTACTCTCTGAGGGGACCGTGCGCGAGCTCAAGCCCTACGCAGGCGATCTCGACGCCAAGGATCTCAAGCGGATCACGGCCAACTGGCCAGCGGTCTGGGTGCTCTACGCAGGCAAACAAACCAGGCGGGAGGGCCAAGCCCGCTACGACGATCACGTCTGGCTGGTGCTCGTGGGGACTTACAGCCTGCGCCAGGGCGTTAACAGCGGAGCGTACGAGCTTTTAGACGCAATAGACAGCCTGATTGACGGGCAAATCCCCCTGCCGGGCGTCTCCCCACTCGTGGCGCTCCGTGTTGACTGCGAAGATGCTGCCGATGGTGTGGTGCTCTACGGCGCGTCGTACGGCTGCACTGTCCGACGCTTGGTGGGGGTGCGCTGATGCTCCCCACCAGCGTGGTTGCTATCCTCTGCCTTGATCCGGCCGGGAATCCGGTCGTGGGGGCGAATATCACGGCCAGGCTGATGTCTGAGTCTCCTCGGGGCTTAAGCGCCCCCTGCGCAGAGTATTGGCAGGGGATTATCGTGCCCGAGGAAATTACGGCCCAGACCGACGTGGACGGCAAAGCTACGCTCCAGCTCTTCCCGAACGAATTAGGGCGGAGCGCCAGCTATTACGAGGTCTTGATCGAGGCCGGTGGCGGGGCGAGCAAATACCGCGCCGTAGTCCCCAACCACGATTGCAACCTCTGGGACATCGTAGACTACGAGACCTTCCCGCCCAGCTACTGGTCAGACAAGGTTGCCAAGCCCGCTACAGCCGTAGCCGGTCACTTCGCCGCGTTCGACGCATCGCGCGGCGTCGTTGATTCTGGCTACGGCGCCGCCGAACTCCTCAGCGGCGGGATTGAGTATTTCTACCCATTTGCTTTTGGCGACGCGACACCGACCGCACTCTGTACCGTTGCCGCGGGGAAACGTGTGTTGGAAGCTGAGATTTCCATCACGACCGCGTTTGACGGCGCAGGTGCGGGCCTTTCCATAGGCGATGCTGGCGGCGTTGGGAATTTGATGCCTGTGGCGTTCAACGCCCCAGACACGGCGGGGACATACTCAGCAAGTCCGAACTATCTCTATGCGGTCGCCACGGTTGTGCATCTTTACATCACACCCGGCGCAGGCGCTACACAAGGCAACGGCGTTGTAAGGCTAAAAATTCAACCCTAATAAGAGGGGAACGCTATGGGACTCTGGAAAGATTTACTCGGAATTTTGGGCGACAGTTTGAGCTTGGGGCTGGCTGGGGTGAGACTCAAGGA